GCAAATGGTAGCGGTTCTCCAACAGTAGCAATGTCAATTGATGAGAACGGTGGTGTTGGCATTGGTAGTGCAGAAGGTGGTATTGCACCTACATTTGCTTCTGGTAGTGGATTGCACATATACAATTCAACACAAGCAAACCTAAGACTAGAAGATGCGGCAGGTGAATACTTCGATGTTGCTATGCAGAATGGAGATGCCTATCTGATAAATCGAGTTTCTGATGGTAAGTTGCAGTTCTGGACTAATGGGACAGAGCGAATGGAAATTGCGGCAGGTGGAGCAATCACTTTCAATGACGCATTTACATTCCCAACCGCAGACGGTTCAGCAAATCAAGTTCTACAAACAGATGGTAACGGAGCATTGTCGTTCGCAACAGTTAGTGGTGGTGGTGGTTCAGATACCTTCGTCATGTTTGGTGAAGAAGGAGACTTGTATGCAGGTACAGGTAGCACAGGCAACGCTAATGGGTATCAATTCTCATACGGTAATGGTCGAGCAAACGTGCAAAATTCAAGCAGTGGAACTGACTTCGGTATCAACGTACCAGTAGGTTGCACATTAACTAGGATAGATGTAGTGTTTGGAAACAACGGTAATGTGAGTAGCGGAACCACTACATTCGTTGTAGTGAAGAACGGGTCTAATCAAACAGGTAATCTAAGCACTACACATTCATCCGGTGTGCATGATACTCATCATACAGGACTATCACATTCATTCTCAGCGGGAGATAGGTTCAACTTGAGGACAACAACTTCATCCAAACAAGTTGGTCCAATGAGAATGACGGCATACTTTACAGTAGCATAAGGTGATTAAATGGCATTGACAGAAGAACAAGCATGGAGCAACGTGAGAGCAGGAAGAGACTATTGGTTAGAGAAAGCAGTGGATTTCTACCAAAGCAAGCCTCTCTTGTATGACTCATTAACAAACGTGCAACAGACCGCATTGGCTAACTACAGACAGGCTTTGTTGGACTTCCCTGAGAATCTAGAAACCTATCTAGATGGAGAGTTGCCTCTGGACTACGACAAGTATTTCCCGGTACAACCGGAGTTCTTTGAACATAGACAACACACAGAGGAAACTCAAACGCTGATAGCATAGTAGGTCCATTCAATCACTCTTCAACTTCATTGAATTGATTCAACCACGACCACTCTCTCAGTATTGCACTGAAAGCGAATGCACCAAGAAGCAGGGCAAAACCCGCTATCATAAAAACTGGCATTGCATCCTCCCATCCTACGGTAGCATTGTCGTTGATTGTATTCACTAAATTCTCATCATAAAAATCCATTTCTTCAACCTCCTTTTCAATTGATTTGTGCCATCCAATAGTCCCAATCCCAATCTGGATTCGCTATCATCAGTTCGACTACTTCTTTACTTCTACCAACATTCCCGACTTTTGCATTATCCATTCTGTGACTCTCCCGACATCAAGCACAGAACGAGACGAAAAGTAATACTACTTTACTTTTTACACTAGTTGTGGAGGAAAGACGCTAGTGGAGAAGAACGAGAGAGAAACGAAACCACTTACCACCTAAGTAGGAGTATGCGTCTTTTTGGGTGTTGAACCGTTTAGGTGGAACCTCCGAAATGAAGAGATGGGGAGGGGGATATAACTCTTAGTGAGCAGAATCTTGCCAGATGTGTTCGCATTTCTTACACATCCAGAGATGAACTCTTCTTGTTCCTATACCATCAAGGACTTTACCCACTACACGTGTGGGTATGTGCTTGTGTCCACAAGCCCTGCATTCTACATTGAGTCTGTCTAGGAAGCGTCCCATTAGAGCCTCTGGCTTTTTCCAGTTGCCATCATGTAGGAGGTGATATGTCTATCAACACATGGCACACAAACTGGGCCAAATCTAGTTTGTACCATATTAGCACTTTCTTGGTCGCATAGTATACAACTTGGATTTGTAACTCCTATTGTCATTCATTCACCTCTCTTGGCTATGATGTCATCTATCTTCAAGATAGCACTTGTGACTTCAGTAGCGCTGAGGACTGCTTGTTTGACTAAATCCAATGGTTCTACGACTCCTAAATCCATCATATTGGCTATACCACCTTCCTCGACATCGGGACCAAACCATATGTGTCCCTCGTTTACTGCGTGTCTGAGGCTCAAAATACAGTCAAGGGGGTCATGCCCTGCATTCTCTGCTATGGTAGCAGGAATAACCTCCAGAGCATCAGCAAAGGCATTGATAGCCATCTGACCTCTCCCTTCCACACTAGCGGAGTTGTTTCTTAGATGATTAGCCATAGAAACGTATGTTGAACCACCACCCCATACCATTCTTCCACCATTCATTATAATTGAAACCACACCGAGTGCGTCATCGAATCCACGTGCGACTTCATCTAAAGTCGAGGGAGAAGCACCACGTAGTATTAATGTGGATTGCTTCGACTCATGTGTTTTGCTAGAGACGAATAGATAGTATATGTCATCATGCTTGATTTTCTCAATGACACCAAAAGCACAGTTCTCAATGTCATCTGGATTCTGAGCGATGCTGATACCCAAAGTCGATGATAGTCCCTTCATAGTGGATTCTGGAAGTCTTCTGACTACTGCTATGTCTTGCTTGTGAAGGTAATTCACCACCTCATCCGTACAACCATCTCGTACGAATACAACTCCACCATTAGTCATCATAGTGCTTATTCTCTTTGCTTTATCCAGAAGGTCATCCTTATCACCATCTTTGAAAGCAGTATACCCTTGAACATCTGTGAATTGCATCTGAACATTCTCCTTCTCCTTAGTCGGTTCAAGTCCGTTGTTCATCAACAGTATGGAGACATTACCCTTCTCAGTGAGTTCAATTTGAGTATCTAGAACAGAGTCTTTGTTCACTACGTAGCCATTGAAGAAGTATGAGTCATGGAGAGCGCCACCAGAGAGGCTCATCACCTTCACGCTATCCGCATCACCTGCGGTTTGCACCGCTTCCACACATAGTCTCGCTACTATATCTGACGCCGCTTCAAGGGACTTACCTGTGATAGCGGTTGCGGCGATGTTATGTATCAAAGTGTCTTCATCAGCGGAGGGGTCGAAGTTGTCAGTCGCTAACGTATCTAAGTGTTCTATAGCCATTCGTGCGGCTCTGTTGTAACCCTTAGCCACTAGATTGGGATGTAGACCCTTACTGAATAGATTCTCGGACTCCTTGAGTAATTGTCCAGAGAATACGACTGTGCTCGTGGTTCCGTCATAGCAGAGGCTCTCCTGTGTCTTCGATATGTCTACCATCATCTTAGCGCCCGGATGACCTACATCCAGTTCTCTCAGTATGGTCGCTCCATCGTTGGTGATTATCGTATCACCTCCGGTATCCACCATCATCTTGTCTCGCCCCATAGGGCCAAGTGTGCTTTTCACCGTGTTCACTATCGTGGTCGCGGCGCGTATGTTGTTCTGCAATGGGTCTATTGTTTCTTCATTCATTCTTCTTCATCTCCTGTTGGCATTTCCAATGGAACAAAAGGCTTTGGAGGCCATCCTATTACCCCCGATATACTGTTAGCGTATCTTCTTATATCGCTGATATTGTTTCCTCGTGATATCATTGTGAGTAAATGATTCAAAATTATCCTCATTCTTTGTAGTTCATTCTCTGTTGTATCCTCAAAGGATAACTTGCTTTCTCTCGGATTATATTCAACCATATTACCACTCCACTTCTATCTCCACAATGTCGCCAGATTCCAAAGAACGTGACTTCACTATACCCTTATCCTTTCCGTGTGAATAGAGGTCATAAGTAAGTTTTGCATCCTTCAAGCAATACTTTGCGACTTCTGTGAATTTTCCTTCTCTCCATGCTTTTGGGGCATCAACGCTACTCATGCTCTTGCTCATTCCTAGCGTTTGAGAAACCAAGGCTTGGAGACTGGTTTCCACCTTTCCCTTCGATACTGAGGCCGATGCTACTAGGTTCTTGGTATCAATGACCTTCTCCTTCTTCTGCATGATGTCACCTGCCGCCCAACAATCCAATGAGTCTCTCAATACAGGTAGGTCAAAGCCGAATAGGTTGTGTCCTAGTATCTGTCCACCCTTCTCTATGTGGTTCTGCAAATGGTCTCCTAAGTCCCTTGGGTGTAGCGGATGTATGATAGCGCCTTCGACATCTATGTCCTCCTTCGTGAATAGGTGTGCTTCCTCACCATCCCATGTGGCTACTACGGATGTGTCGAACAGAGCCTTGTTGCTCCATCCACCAATCTCATATGAGTAATTACTCGTCTCTATGTCTAGTGCCATTATATCTGTCATTCTATATCCTCCTTTAGTCTGATGAATGCTACTCTACCGTCCTTTGCCTTGTCGAACAACCCATCTCCCCACTTGTCAAAGTTGTTGTATGCGCTACCTCTTGAGCAATCATTCTGAGTCTCATATACCTTAAGAACCTTTGACTTCTGCTTCCATCCCTCTCCTCTGTTTCCTAGTTCAACGGATTCCACTTGATGGAATGCAGTAGCCCACTTTCCTCTCTGTGCCGCCTTCTCAGCGACCTTCGGGCCAATCTCAACCTCATCCTCTAACCATAGTATCAGATTCTTGAATAGGTCATAGAGTATGTCCTTTGCCATATCAACGTGTTCTCCTGTCACTTCCCATACGTCTTCCAACATAGCCATGTGCGTAGCGAATATGACTGTGTTATTCTCCATAGCGGGTATGAATGAAGCGACTACGTTAGTGATAGCGGGGTTCAAACCTGTAAGTAGAGAATAGTAATCCTCTATAGCATCATACATTGCTGGGTAGAATGTACCATCTTCCGCATTGAACATCTGCTCCCCATTGGCATTAGGTTCCATACAGTTCTGAAGAAGGTCTTCTTGTTCATCTCTGCTCATCCCATCCCATTCTACGAATGACGTTTCTGAGAGATTAAGCGCACGATTTCTGAGTTTCGTCTCCAGACCCTTGAAGTAGTCTGTGATTTGCGAGTAATTGACTGAGAGTTTCGGTGTTGATTTGTATGCTGACTCAGCACGAATGTGACTGACGTTCATTCTCCTTCCTAAGTCCCAATGCGACCAATACAGTAGGACTCTCTGGAAGATACCACGAGTCAGTACGTACTCCTTCACACCGGCTGGAGGATATGTGGTAATCCAGAGGGAGACTAGAGATTCAGTCTCTATCCTACCTAATTTGGTATGCTTGACTAGTTTGTTGTTATTACTCCCAACAGGATTGCACGCCGACTGTAGGTACAAGACCGTCTCTTGACTGTGCTTGTTGGGGTTGAGGATAATTGAACCCTCATCGAAGTTCAATGCTTTCCTACCTACTAGCATTCCTTCTTTCAGAACAGTCTCCTTATTCCCCTCATCATCCTGTTCTATCTCAAACCCCCCAATCAGTCCAGCATCAGTTCCAGATGTGTAGAGGTCATGGGGTACTCCTACGTCTTTGAGTATGTCTCCTATGAACTCCCATGCTATGGACTTGCCAGTCCTACTGGATTGAATCCAGAAACAATGCACACGTGGGTCTAGGTGACTAGTACCCCAAGGGATACGCAGGTATGGTACTGCTACTTGTCCTTGTAAGTAGAAGAACGATAGCATACCCGGTATGTCATTGTCAATCGATGTTGCGTTAAAGTGCTCCAAGTATCCCGCAAAGAGGGGAAACTTCTGCACCGCTTGGTATTCAGTTGCTTTTCTCATTTTTTTCACTCCGTTATTTGGTCACATTAATGCCTAACTTATAGATGTTTTCAATAAATCCATATTTCTCTCTATAAATATAATAGATTTACCTCTTAATTTTCCGTTCGATATGAACGGGCTCCTCACTTGTTAGGACATTAATGAGACGACTTTTGATTTTTGGGCCTAAACCCTTGATACCTTTGAGAGACTCCTCAAAGAGAGCCTCCTCTATACTACCACATTTCTCTAGGATGCGTTCAGCCATCTGACGACCTATACCCGGCACTGACATCAGAACATCTAATCTGACATCATTAGTGCTAACCCTTCTGATATTACGTGCGCCATGAGCACTAGCGGGTTTGTGGAGTTTGTCATGTAATTTGATTATGAATGAAGCCGCTTCTGATACGGTTTCTGTGTAGAAGACTTGACATTCAAAGTCAGCCATTACGCGAGCGATAGTTCCTATTAGTTCATTTTGCACTCTACTATATGTGACCCCCTTGACACCATTTCTTTTCGCTATAGCAACGTGTTTTGCAATGGAGCCATGTATGACTAAGAAGAAACGTGTGTAGTTCGCATCCATATTCTCTAACTGCCTCCATAGATGACCGCTATGACTAGACATGAGGAAATCGGGGATTGACTTCGCTTCTACGCAAGCCTCACCTAATAGATAATCACCTACCACTAATGTAGTTCTATTGACAGTCAAACCCTCTTTGTTGGCCTTTCTTATCACCGATTCACAAAGCGAGCCTCTCTCATTGCTATCTATCTGTAAATCTGGTTTCATCTGATATCCTCCGCAGTCCCATCATAATACTTGCAGATACCTGTGCAGAATCCTTCCATTATTAGCGTCTTGCAGGATGATGGACTATAATCCCCGAATACTATACTACGTACTTGGGTTGTGGTGATACTCCTGTCATAGTCAGCCCAATCCTGCTTTTCACAAATATCTATTATCTGTTCAAGATGCTTCTCTTTGTCTTCATTAACAACCTCTGAGGGTCTGAAGAAGAAACGTAGTCTTGCCGCAAGGTAGTTTGCTAGATGGAAACGTGCTCTGTGTATTGGGTTTCCATCACCCATAGCGGCTTGCGCTATACAAGGGAGTATCACTATCTTGTTATCCAATACTATATCTGGAAGGCTGACCTTTCTCTTTATCCCTTTACTAAGGAGAGCCTTCCTCTCTCTTGGGATTATCTGTATTGAATCTTCACCATGTTGTATTGACCCCACTCTTGGTTCTTGTGCTAGTTCTATCATGTCATTGTAATCGGAGACTGTCATAATCTCTTCATGCGTAAGTGGTATACTCCAACATCCTCTTTTCATGTTGTATGAGTTTGGAATCCTTATCATGCCAGCAGTGTCGAATGCCACAGTGGGGTCATTAGATGGTAAATTCAATTCCTTATGCCAACTCAATAGGAGTTCCTTCCCCGCTTGTTTAATCCTACTAACGTCTAAACCTGTAGATGGCATGAAGGGTTTTCCGTCTTTATCTTGAATAGGTACGTAAATGTGGTATCCACCACCAGAGAACCAGATGAAATGTTTATGTTTGTTCAATAAAAGATGTTGGTGAAGTCTCATCACTTGATTATGAACGAAAGAGAAATCCACTTTCGTCCTCTTCTTGAAGTCTTGACAGTCGAAGTCCATGACGAAATGACGAATGACGGGGGTATTGTAATCCACTCTATGGTGCTTCGGGGGTGTGGTTGCTCTATACCCGTAAGCAGTCATGTAGACATTCCCAATGCCATTCTTACCACTCCAATAATTATTCAATTCCTGTTCGTTCTTGACTAGTCTCCTAAAGCCACGATTGCCATTAGAGTCTACGTCTAAGACCTCACGAGGATAATCAAGTGTAATGAAGGACATCTAATCACTTCTGTAATTTCTTGTATCGCTTTACTGCATCAAAACTCGCTTTCCAGAGAGCGTCCTGTATTCCCATGCGAGTGACCATTCTAGGATTGATGGTAACATCGCAAGCCATGAATCCTTGGCGACCTGCGGTCTCATCTGAGAAGGATTCCAATGTGTGTTGAAAGCCATTACTGACTCTCAAATCAACATTCTTTCCCATCATACCCACGTTAGTGGTTACTCTTGGCATCTCATTTTTCTCAAAGAATGTGTCTTTCTTCATTAGTTCTTCAATTAGGTTTTTCAGTTCTCTTAGTATTATTTCATTCTGCATTTTCTTCTCCTCCATTCCATCCGGGGCATATGTCCATGAAGTCACACCAAGAACAGATGTTCTCGTGGCGACAGTAGGACTTGCATTTGGAATTGTGCTTCGGTTGAAAGTCATCAAACAGATGTGCCTTCACCAACGCTTCTATCATCTTCTGAACCGACTTAGGCGCATACCTCGTCTTGTTGGTTCCCATGTATTCTATCTCCCATTCTTTCTTCTCACCACCGTTCACATCACCGGACGGAAATTCCCAAGCCCACGATGTAATAGGAAGGAAATTAACCCCTTCTGGACTGTTCTCAAGCATCATCTTGTAAATCTGCATCTCTTTTCTCATGTAAGAAGATTTGTATTTGTTCCATTTACCTGTCTTCAATTCCATTAGTACAGAGCCACCTTCCCCATCTGAGAATATGGTGTCTATGTATCCCTTCATGTGAACAGGAATCTTAGTGTCATTTATCTCCACATCGAACATAGCGTGTACCTCTTGCTCGTTTGCAATAGGCATCCAATTATCACCTTTGGTGACTAGGAATCTATCCCATTGCCAACTCAACCATGTGTCTATTGAAGCGGGCTCATTGTTCTGATAGGGCTCTGGTGGTGTTGGGATTACACTCTTCATCTTCTCATATGCTTGATTGTGTTTGTTCTCTTTCACTAGACTCTTTATCTCTTCTAGGTGTTCGGGAATTGCTTTCCAGAAGTATTCAACAACATTGTGAATATTGGTCCCTTTTACCATAGCGGGTGTCTCTGTTGATTTATGTCCTAGAATCTTCTGGAGATAGTATTGATACGGGCAGAAAGCAAATCCTGTAATTGTGGACTTACTCATGCGAAGTTTCATCACCTCACCATCTTCATTCTTCATACCCGGTTGCCAATTGTAGGCACTCAAACGATATGAGTTGAGCATCTCTTCGTTGTTATATTCTGAGTCTTCCGTGAAATACTTTTCATTGGGGTTGAATTTCATTAACTTCATTGTATTTTCCTCCTTCTCCTTATGTCATCGAGATACTCAAGCATCATACCCGCACCAGCGAAAGCCCAGAACAAGTCGCTATCTATGTCAGTATGCCCTAATACGTTTCCCAAACTACCTACGAGTATCATGACTCCGGCTACGAATAGCCATTCATGTCTTCCTAGAAGCAACTTGATGTCCTTTATCGTGACTTCTCCGTCACCATCCAAATCCATCCAAATGTCTTTCTTAGCCATCATAACCACCCGAATAGTTTTGCTAACACCAAGACCGATAGTGCGGTATTCACAGTGGCCGCTATCGTCCGATAGAGAGCCAATTCCCCGAAGTGCTTCTGACTCCAATGTTCTATGTCATCACTCATTCTTCATCTCCTCCTATTGGTTTATGGTATTCCCAATTACTAGTCTCATACCCATTGCGTAGTTGTCTCGGTCCTTTCACTCTATGCAAGTCCTTGTATCCACTAAGTACGCTTCCCAATTGAGCAGTAGTCACTTGTGTTGCTCTACTACTGTTCAGATGTTCGTATATCTCTGTGAACGTGAAGGCATTATTTTTCCTCACGTACTTTCCTATTGCAGTCTTCAATCTTTTCTTTCTCATCTCTTTCACCTCAAAAATACTTCTTTGGCATTGCGTCTCCACAAGCCACTCCTAAATCCCACTCCAATGTGGAGTACACCGCTTGTAATTTAGCACGTATGAATTTCTCCACCATGAGTGAGTAATCTAAGGAGAACTCCACAATCTCTGTGGGGTCTTTGAATGATACTATGTTAGTAGTGGGCATCCCACTAGGCACGTTGTTCACATAGAGCCATTGCGCCTTGTCATTGACTCTAATGGGGTCTTCTGGATTGATGTTGGCATTGTAATACAACGCCCCCTTAGCCGCATTAGGTGGCACTCTCTCATAGGATGCCTTACCTAGTCTCCCATATGGTGCTAATTCCTCTGCCGTTTTATGCCCATTCCTCACAGAGAGGGAGATTGGTCTTATCACATTGTTGACCTCTGTCTCCTCAGCCCCTTCTCCTATCAATCTGAATGCCATCTCTTGCACTTCCTTTGTCACAGGGGATGCGTTTGCGGCCTTGTGTTCAAATCCTGTCACCTTCAAGTCACCTGCTTTGGATTCCGGCCATGTGATGATACCGAAGTTCCTATTCTTAGCATCAATGCAAGTCCAATAATCGAAGTAAGCCTCAAACTCAACATTCATGAAAGGTAAATCCAATTCTGTTTTGATAGTGTCATTCAGATGTTCTACTATACCATCCATCTCATCGAATGGTGCTTGAATGTAACATGAATCGGTGTGTCCTGCTAACACGATGTGTCCCTGCCTCTCTGCCTCTGCCATTAGTAGATTGATTGACTCCCTTCCTGTAGAAGTAATAGCCGCACCAACCGCAGGGTCGGTCCACATACCACCTATGTTCTTCTGTGATACATATCCATAGATTGCGTTAGTGCAAACCTTGATTGCCAATTGCATCATATCGAATTTGAAAATCTCATCCTCATCAAGAGAAGCCTTCATCTCTTTCTTGTAGTCTGCTCTTAGTGCCAACATATCCTCGATTATACGTGGTAATACACCTTTCTCTGTCTGGTCCCAACAGGAACCATCAGATAGTTGTCTGATACCCTCTCCCGGTCCATTCCTCTTAGTAGTAGGACAAAGATTGAGACAGAGTATGATGATTGGGTATAGCGACATGAAATCAACTAGAGCCACGTTCTCATGTCTTCCGGGTAATACCCTCAAAACATTAGCCGCAGTCAAATCCTCTCTCTTTGAGAAGAACTTGGTCGGTGATTTCAAGTCACTATATCTTCCAAACAACCCACGAACATAATTCGTGACATTGAAAACACTCTGAAACCTAACACCACAATACTGTTGCATCGCAACATGGAATGCAACCGCATTCAGTTTCTCATCACATTGTCTCAAGAGTGTGGTATCTCTTAGACAATAGTCCACAAATAGGTCAAAGTGGGTATACCACCATGTCTTTACATCTAGTTTGTTCCCCTCTTCATCCTCGTCTAACTTCCCACCTAGTCCTAGTTCAGTTGCCACTGTATTCAACGCACGTGAAGGCAACTGACCCCTTCCAGACTTTATCCAGAGGGATTCAAAACCACCGCTTGAACCTTGAACCGCAGTATCGAAACACAAACGTCCCTTGATTGGTTGTTGTGTGTCTCCATAACCATACTTATTATGTGGTCTTGTGACTATACCCAATGGACTCAGACGTTCTGGGATGTCTAGTCTTCTCATTAGATGTGGTAAGTCAGCCCACATCAAGGCGTGCGCTACTAGAATATCGGGGTCACACGCCTCTAGATGTGTAATGAACGCTTCATGCATTGATTTCTCATCACCGAATAGATGGAGCATATACCCATCTTCTCTGTCTATCCAATCTATTGTTTCCTCTTGGTTTTTCCTCCATGCAAACACAACGGGGTGTTTAGCGTGTGTGTCATCTACTGCCATGACAGTAGTCCAATCGTGGTTCACATCCCATTCCAAATCGAAATACCATATACGTGGGTGAAACTCTGGTATCTTATCTGGGAAGATGGATAGGATTATCTGGTCTTCATACCACTTATCCGCTTCATATGATTTCAATTCAGTCCCGATATCATACACATCAGCCGGATTAACAGTATTTAAAGGTCGTAATTCAATACCATCTAAACCAATTGCACGCTCAGTACCAACGGTAGTACCGGGATAACGAGATAGAATCCTCGACATCTGTCTAGGTGGTGCATTAACAGGAACCCAGCAATGTGGTTTTACGTATTCTGGGTGTTCTGGTGTCAATATCTTCTGTGTTATTTCACCATACTCATCCCTAGTCCTCATGTAGATATGAGGGTACTCAGTCTCATCCCCATCTTGGAAAAAGTAATCAATAATCATGCTATCACTCTTGGTCTATTATGACTAACAGTCTATCTTCTTGCTCTATCACTAAGACAGTTGCATTACCCATATGCACATCTGAAGGTGTATCCTTAGTTAGTAAGTTCAAACAAGGTAGTATCCAAGGGCCAAAGGAACTTGTTACTGTCCCTTCTATCCCTTCCCCATTGTCTATGGATGTAGAGACGAACATGGAAGTCGAATTGGTCTTGAATGCCTTGAGTGCGAACTCTTCCTCTGTTTGGTTCATCTTCACCTCAAAGTCAGAGTCATTAGCGACTAACTTTCCTAGAGACGCAATGTCAAGAATGTCATTCATCACAATTGTTCCCCTCTGTGATAATGTCGCATTACCAAACGTCTGATATCCATTCTGGGTCATACCGCTCACTAGGTTCTTGAAAGACGATACCCTCTGTGCGGTCACGGAATCGTAACAAGGTATTGACATCTTCTTATTACCACATTGTAGCATGAGTCTGTTTCCGTGACTGTTCTTGATTGTCACTCGCTCATTCTTGCACTTCTTGAGGAAGGCAACCGCCTTCGGTATATCAGAGAAGGTCAGCGACCCACTTCCGTTTACACAGTCGCTAGGAATCTCTTCATCAACTTGATAGTAATACGTAGAATGTGCAATATCATATGCCAATTTACCATCTGCATAGTTAATCACTACGTCCTTTACATCCATCAGTGGCACTAGGTGTCCCAACCAGTCTTTCGCATTCAATCTCAAATAACCCATTCATTCCTCCTCCTCGCAATTGCAATATTCTATCCATGTGTATTCGTAGTCGTGGTCTTCAACGTGAGCCAAAGCAGGCACTGAGTCTGGAAGGACTCGACTACACTTAGGACAGTCTTCCATCTCAAACACCCAAGGTGGTAGATACTCCTCTGGATGCTCTGGATAAGAGAACTCTCCATCCTTCATAGCGTACCATCTGCTAGTTCTGGTAATCCGTACCAAATGGGCTCCTTACCTAATTCCGTTATCAAGATAGTTCGTCTCTGTCCTTGTAGTGAAGCGTTAGTCTTACTCTTCTCAAATGTAGCGAAGTATTCCGATTTAACCACTTTACCATCATCATTGATAGTATCCTCCCTCTCACATCGTAGAATCTGGAACAGGAAGTTGTTAGTTGCCTTCTCCCATGCGGGTCTCCACTGTGCGTTAGACTCGTTCTTTGCCGTGTAGTTGGTAAGAGTCAAATGGGTCTCAAGGAAGCACTTCACTCCCCTCTTCACTAGACCTTGGCAAAGGGCAGTCATCTGTTGGAATCTGTTCTTCCTAATCGCCCAATCCCATTGGTACTCAATACGCTCTCCCTTTCCTGCACCACGATTGTCTGCGGCTTCAATGCCATCCTTTGCGAGACCCAAGTCGTTTATCCTCATGTTGTTGATGCAAACGCTATCCCATTGGTCTGTGCCTGTCACTAATATACCCCATATGCTATCTGACTTCTTCACTGCGAACTGTAGAATCCTCATGAAGCGACTGTGGGTATCGGCGTAGTTGTATGCGGTTCTGTCACCAGTCATGTATACGTAAGGTTCCCATATTTTGATACCATTGTTCTCTGGGTAGAAGGCGCTCTTGTTAGCGGCCCCACCACCATCCCAATCGAGAATCCAAAGTTCCTTATCGCCCTTGTAATCATTGTAAGCGGCAGTCACGATACCTGTCTTAGTGCTATTCTCATGTCCAGTAATACCCATGAATGTATGAGTATTCAACTTTACAGGAGGAGAATCTAGTTCAGCCTGTAGAGCATCGAAAACATTCACCTGCTCATGTGCAGGAAGGTCTTCCTGTTTTGCCGCTTCCTGTGCTTCCTTCGTTTGTCCGAATCCGGCCATCAATCCTCACTCTCAGTTGGTTGTTCCTGCATTTGCAAATTGAGTTCCTGTGTGTCCCTCAATAGTTTCTGGAACGAGTTGTTCACTTCATTCACGAATGACTCAAGGAGTCTTAGTGACATGAGACGGGTTGCGGCTACGTTCTGCAACTGCAAT